CTATGTGAAAAGTATTTGAACAATGAAGAATTGGGTGAGATGATGCCTGATGCTTTTGAAATGTTCAGGTCACTCAAACCTTTATTGAACCGTATTAATAACATTCATTATCAAGAGGTTGCATTGTGGTCTGAACAGTTGGGTTTGGCAGGTCGTGTTGACTGTATCGGTGAATTTGCTGGTGTGTTGTCTGTAATCGACTTTAAGACTTCCAAGAAGATTAAAACTGTTGAACAAGTTGAGGATTATTGGTGGCAAACAACAGCATATGCTCTTTTTTATGAAGAAATTGTTGGTATACCAATCAATGATCTTGTAATTATCATGGCGGTTCAAGATGAAAAGCCCATTCTTTTTAAACAGAAAACACAAGATCATATTGGTGGATTAGTCAAAGCCATAGATTATTACCATAAAAACTCTTGACAAATAAATAAATAAGAGATATACTACAGTTTATTGCTGTATGAAGCAAAGAGAAAAGTGTTCTGGACGGGGGTGCGAATCCCCCCAGGTCCACCAAAAGAACTTTTGCATTAGCCACACCAGAAATGACGTATGTGGGGGAATGTTAGTCAATAGTTCTTTTGATGGGCCTGCATAGTTTCGACAGGGCAACAAGTAACAGAGTGGACAGCACGGTAGGCGATGACCGTAAATCAAGCAAAAAAAGTAAACGCAAACGATAGCGAATACAGATTGGCCGCCTAAACGCAGCCTAGGGTTTCGGTTGGTTTCCTCGTAACAGAATAACCAACTATTTTACACACAACTCATAACACACAAGGAGATTAATATGAGTAACATGACACCTTTTGAAATTCGTCTTGAACTACTAAAAATGGCAAGAGACATGTTATATGATTCTTATCACGCAGAGAGAGACCGTCTTCAACAAGACTGGAACATCAAATGCGATACGGCAAGGTCGAAGGGTGAAACACCACCCGAACATCCAACTTTACCGACCATTCCCTCAGAACAAGAAATTATCACCAGAGCTCAAACGCTCAATGGTTTCGTTTCTAACATTCAGCAGTCCGAACCTGTTGTAAAAGTTACTAACAAGAAGATTTAAAATTTCTTGAGGGTTGGAGGGGCTTTGTCCCCTCCTTACACACACAAGGAGAAATAATGAAGTTTTCAAAAACTTTAGCTTTTGTTATTCTATCACTGGTCTTACCAACGACAGCACAAACAAGACCAAATGTTGCCGCACAAGTTTCGAGCGATTTCAATAAACAAATCGTTTGTATGGCAAAAAATCTTTATTATGAAGCCGCCATGGAATCACATGAAGGCAAACTGGCCGTCGCACAGGTCACAATTAATCGTGCAAACAATGGAAATTATCCTTCTGATATTTGCGGCGTTGTGTACCAAAAAACTGGTACCACATGCCAATTCTCTTGGACATGTGAAGAGAATAAACCTCAAGTGAAAAATAGATATGCATGGGAAGAATGCCTTTATATTGCAAGGCGTGCATTAACCGAATCGGTGTTACATGAAGAGCTTGCCAAAGCTAAAGCAATGTTCTACCATGCAACATATGTTAGTCCCGAATGGACCAATACAAAGTTTATCAAGAAAATTGGTAATCATGTCTTTTACGCGAAAAAATAATTATGCCAACAAAAAATGAAATTAGTGAATTCAGCAACAAGATTATCGATTTAGTCGAATCTGAAGGCTGTACAATTATGGACGCTATCGTTAGCGTGTGTGAAAAAACTGGCATGGAGATCGATGTTGCCTCGACCCTCATTTCCAATTCTCTTAAAAGTAAACTGAGAGAAGAGGCAGAATCACTTAACATGCTGAAAAAGAGTTCTAAACTGCCACTATGATACTAACATATGAAGAAGGTTCTGGTTTCTCAGCCTTCGCCATATTCAATGCCATTAAACTTCATTTTACTTCTTCTAGTTACGATTTTTTTAGGTATAACGGCAAGTCGAACGTTACCAAGCAGAACTTTGCCAACCGAAAAGACAAGTATTCGTTCTACAAACTCTCCAGAAAATACAGAAATGAAGACTTGGTAAACTTTTATGTTGCCAACTTCTTAGTTAAAGACATAACATGGATTGGTGACATAACTGGTGCGGAAGGTGAAGAGAATTACAAGATGTGGCAGAAAAGAAACCAGAGCTTGAATTATCGATTTAAAGAAGATATAATGTATCTTGTAGACAAAGTTTCTGTCAGTTCTGATATGATTAAAGTGAAAGATGGGCAATACCCTTTGTTGTTGAATGAAACCATGCAAGGTGCGGTATCCATTGAAACTTTGTCTATACTAAATCACATGATGGGCTTCTTTGAAATGTGGAACAAAAAAATTTCAGATACAATTATTTGGCCCACCTGGAAAATGAAGTGTGAGAGATACACACCATTCATTCACTACGACGAATCAAAATACAAAGAAACATTTAAAGAGGCAATTAAAGAATATGCCTAAATACATTTGACATGGTTAATTTACTGTGTTATAATCCGTTTTTCGTTATGAATAGTGTGGACAATCCGTTAATAATCCGTTTAAAAAGGAAATACTATGAGCAATTTTGCTAACATGAAAAAATCGTCCGGCAATCTGGACAAACTCACTAAAGCCATTGAAGCACTCAACGCTTCTTCAGATGGTAAATCCGACAAAGACAATTTCTGGAAACCAGAAGTAGACAAAGCTGGTAACGGCATGGCTACGATCCGTTTTCTTCCCGCACCAGCAGTTGATGGTGATGATGGGCTGCCTTGGATTAAAATCTACTCTCACGGCTTTCAGGGACCTGGTGGTTGGTTAATCGATAACTGCCTGACGACAAAGAACCAGCAGTGCCCCGTGTGTGAACACAATAGTCGCCTGTGGAATTCTGGCATCGAAGCCAACAAAGAAATCGTTCGTAAACAAAAGCGTAAACTGAATTACGTTGCCAACGTTTACATCGTATCTGATCCTACTGTATCGTTTCGGCGCAAAGATTTTCGAGAAGATCACCGAAGCAATGAACCCACAGTTTGAAGATGAAACTGCAATCAATCCGTTTGATCTGTGGAAAGGTGCTAACTTCAAGTTGAAGATCACCAAGGTTGCTGGCTATCAGAACTATGATAAGTCTGAATTCATGTCGCCTTCTGCATTATTAGATGATGATGAAGAACTTGAAAAGATTTGGAAATCTGAACACTCTCTGAGTGAAATGACTTCAGATAAAGAATTCAAGTCTTATGATGATTTGAAGTCTCGTCTAGAAAAAGTTCTTGGTGGTGCTGATGCACCTGCAAAAACTACGGTTGAACAGATGCGTTCTGCACCTAAGAAACCCGTTGTTGCTGATGATGCACCTTTTGAAGTTGCGACTGATGACGATGAAATGTCTTACTTTTCCAAATTGGCAAATGAAGACTAAACTGAGATAGACTGATCCTCCTCAGTTTGACCCCGCCTAGTGCGGGGTTTTTTGTTTATACGACTCTTGTGTTGTCCATGATCAGTCGCATGAACGTTGGATCCATATTTCTGACAGCAATCGTATTCAGTTCTGCTGTCTTTTGTGGCATCTGTCTTGGTTGAGCGGTGTTGACATTATTGACAACAGAAGGTGCCGCCGGCTTAGATGCAGGTAAACTTGCATCCAAATTCTGATCAGTTGCTGCACCCAATCTTGCAGACAAATCTGTACCCGGAACTGCTGGTGGCGTTTCTGGCGCAGCTGCAGGTGGTGGTTGCATTGGTGTTGGAACTGGAACGGGTGTAGTATCTTTGTCAAGTTTCTGGAAATCAGCCGCAGACATTTTCTCTGGCTTTATTTCAGCCATCAATCTTGTTGCTGCCTCTTTTTCAACTGGATTACCCATTTCTAGATAATCTCTTAAATATATTTTCTTTCTATTATCATCAGCACGCATGTTTCGCAATTTTAGGCGAAAATCGGCCATTTTGTTTTGAACTTTTCTTTCATTAGCAACATCTTCAACCTTTGGCCTTTCGCGGGGTGGTCCTTCTGGACCATATTCCATGGCCATTTCAACGTCACTTTTGCCTTTGCTTGCCGCGGTGTCGTCACCTTCTGGTGTATCATTATCATACATATACTTCAACAACCAGGCAGTCCCGGCAACACCCAATAATGCAAGTACGGGTGGGCTTAATAAAAATCCACCAGCATTTCGTAGTAATTTACCCAAACCTTTACCCGCAGCTGT